GCGTAGTAGGTACAGAATTCTGTAATATTCCGTTCCCACCGTTACAGATTTCTGAACAGTTGCTTGTACATGTACTGCGAACACATGTCCGTGGTGTATGCACACCTGCAAGCAGGGCAGGGGAGTGCATGCCGCGGTACATAGTAACAATTGCTAGTTATAAGAATGATACAATTGTGCATAGAATGGTTATATAGTCCATGTACCCAAGGGGCGCTCTGTGCTATACTATAATTGTACCATAAGGGTACTTATCGCTATACGTCACACTGACACAGAAATGGAGAATTTGAAACATGCTTAATTTGTTGTGGGTACTTGGTGCTGTGATTGATATTTTGAGAGGAGTGAATAACGATGATTTATGTTATTGACATGCTTAATCATGTACATGTATATGAAGGCATGAACATGATGGAAGCAATGAATGCGAAAAATGATTATATGTCTTTTATGGGCATTTCCGATGAGTCTATTCAGATGGAGGTAATATACAAATGACAACCTACACAGCAAAGCGCACCGCGCTTGAACGTGCAATCAATGACTTGTTGTGTAATTGTGGTGTTAATGAATCTTGTGCAACATGTGACCACTTGCCCGTGTGCGCAATGGCACGCAGAACGAAGCATCTTATTAATGATGATAAACGCAACGACTGCAATAATGATTTTGCAGCATGGGCAGATGCTTATATAAAGGGGATGTTTGGCAATGACAATCAATGATTTTTACCGGGTCTGCCTGTCAATGCAGCCTAAAACAAGTATCCGAGTGTATGACAAAGAAAGGTGCATCTATACCGGAGAATATGGAAACTTGCCTTATACACTTGCAAGACATGAGTTTGAGACCATGTTAGTTAATCCCAATATGGAGTATAAATTTTATTTTTAACTCTTGACACATACAATCTAATATGATACTATGAAAGCGGGAAAAGATGCGCAAGCTATGCGGACGGAATCCGGCGCATGACCTTATAGCGGGTCAAGAGTCTTTTCCCGTTTTTTGTATGTCCGTCCGCCCTGAAAGTGAGGTGTAAACCATGGAAGAGATTGGCACTATTATCCAGCAAGTCGGTTTTCCAATTGCGGCATTCCTGTTGATGTGGTGGCAGAGCAACACCACCATTAAAGAAAACACCGCCGCAATTGTAAAACTCTGCGAGCACATGAGCAAAACGGACGGTGATGCATGATGTATATTGTAATGTTTGCCGACATTACCAGCGCACAGGCGTGGATTGTATACAGCACAAGTAAACATCTGGGCATTGGTTATTATAGCGAATACACCGCTAACTATAACCAGAACGCAGCATGCGGCCCTATGACAGCAGGCGACAAAGACACGCTTGTTAAACTTATCAACGACCCCGACAAAACAACCGTACTGAAAGAGGTGTAACAATCATGACTATTGATGATATTATTGCCCTGTGCAAGGCAGGCTATACCAAAGACGACCTTGCAAAGCTTGTCACTTTTGACAATGCTGCACCCGCTGCACCCGCTGCACCCGCTGCACCCGCTGCACCCGCTGCACCTGCTGCACCTGCTGCACAGGATGCAGACGGCATTATTGCCGCAATTAACGCGCTTGGCGCACAGATTAAAACCATGAACATTGCGGCAACCGAACAGCCAAAGCCCCAGACGGCGGAAGATGTGCTTGCAAGCATTATCTTGCCGCCCAAACCCGCAACCCAGAAATGAGGTGTAAACCATGAATGATATGACTATTTCGCAGGCCGCAACCATCCTTGGCGAAGCTGTCGAACAGGCAACCGGGCAGAAAGTAATTACCAATATTTCCACTCCTGAACAGTTTGTCTCTGTCGCACAGACCGCCCTTAAAACCGGGTATGACCCGATTATTAACGCACTGTCGCAGATTTGGAGTAAATCTATTTACGCAGTTCGCGATTATTCCAGCCCGCTAACCAGCTTGGAGATGGATTTGCCGCGATACGGCAATGCACTGCGCAAGATTAGTCCTGTTGCCGCCAAAATGCAAGATGACCAGCGTTTTATTTGGCCTGTCGCGTATGATGCAACAGGCCACGCCGCCAACGCGCTTGGCAACGGCGAGAGCGTTGACATGTACAAAATCAGCAAGCAGGAAGTCTTGCAGACCAACTTTTACGGCACCGCAGTCTACCAGCAGCGCTATACCACGTTCAAAGACCAGTTTGACGTTGCTATGTCTAGCGCCGACGAGTTTATGCGCTTTAATGCAATGAACATGACGGAGCGCAACAACGATAAAGAATCTTATCGGGAAGCAGTTGCCCGCGGTATTCAGGCGAACTTTATCGCCGCGATTCTGGACGAAAAGCAGGCTTCGCGTGTTGTACATCTGTTGACCGAGTATAACACGGAAAGCGGCCTAGAGCTTACCGCGCAGAGCGTATACCAGCCCGACAATTTTGCCCCGTTTATGCGCTGGGCTGCTGCGAGAATCAACATTTTGGCCCGGCTGATGAGCGAACGCACCCAGATGTACCAGACCGTTGTTAATGCAAAACCCGTCTTGCGTTTTACCCGCGCCGAGAATCTGCGAGTTGCGCTGTATAGTAAGGCTTATGAACAAATGCGAACTATGGTTATGTCTCCCACTTACCATGACAATTATCTGTCGCTTGGCAACTTTGAAAGCATCAACTTTTGGCAGAGCATCGAAACCCCGGACAGCATCGCAATCACGCCGGTATATACCAGCACCACCGGCGCAGTCAAAAAAGCTTCCGCAGAGGTGAAGCAGGCCGCTATCTTCGGCGTTATGCATGACCGCGATGCACTGGGATACTGCTACACCAACACATGGAGCGCTACCACGCCGTTGAACATTGACGGCGGCTACTGGAACACCGCAGAGCATGCAACTATCAAGACGTTGCAGGACAACACCGAAAAGGCTATTGTCCTGCTGCTTGACTAACTCTTAATAATAGCCCCGTGTCAGTTATGGCACGGGGTATTTTTGAAAGAGGTGAGATTTTGAATATCACGCTATATCAATTTGCTAAAAAGCTGAACAGCACCGCCCGCCCGTCTGGCACTGCAAAAGGCGTGCAAGGGCAGTTGCGGGAATCTTGCAGCATGTTGGCCCCGGAAATTGGTTTTGTAGCATTTGGGCAGTCTGAAAGCCCCCATGCATGGAACTATGCATATATCCCAGATTTTGGCAGATTTTATTTCATTGACAACTGGACATGGGCTGGCGGCATGTGGTATGCAAGTATGACCGTTGACCCTTTGGCAAGCTGGCGTAATGAGATTGCCAATAGTACAGAGTACATTGTAAGAGCTGCAAGCGCTGTCAACCCCAATATTATTGATACCACATACCCAACATTAAGCTATGCAAGATTAGCAAGGCAGGATTTGCCTGCAATTTATACAGATAATGTGCAGGGTGGTACTTTTATCTTTGGCGTGCAGGCATCCGGCTATAATGCTTTTGGGTCTACTACCACAATAGCATGTAAGGCAGACGGTTTTAAAAAGTTAATGACAAAATTACTATCCGATACTGACTATCTAAACATAGACCCTAACGAGATTAGCGGCAATCTTGCAAAAGCGCTGTTTAATCCTGTCCAGTATTTTAGTTTTGCATATTGGCTGCCTTTTGGGGCAAGTTTTCCAGATGCATCAGCCGTGGAGAGTGTGCCAGTTGGTTGGTGGAAATTAGATGTTGGAGATAGATTTTGGATACTTGACCAAAATAACGATAGCTTAAAATATCGTTTTAACGTTGCAATCCCCAAGCATCCCGCAGCAGATAGCAAACATTCTTATCTAAAAGCATCCCCGTACAGCACCTATAAAATGTATATGCCGGGTTTTGGTTTGATTGACATTGACAGCAGCAGATTGTATAATTCAAATAGATTGTACGGGAGTCTTGCAATTGACCTTTACACCGGAAACGCGGTTTTGGAACTGTCCGCGCGGGAAGATTATAAAGTCGCATTTCAAACTCTAACAGGCAATGTCGCGGTGCAAATCCAAATCGGGCAAATCACAAGCATGGTTAATACCGCAGGCGGAGTTGTGCAGGCAGTCGCTGGAGGTGTAGTTGCCGGTGCACAGTCGTTTTTCCAGCAGGCGGCGGACATTACGCGCAAAGTACACGACTGGATTAACGGAGCCGAAACCCTAGGACTTGACCAAAACGCGGCGGCAATTTCCAACGGCATCCAGAGCGGAGCACAGCAGGCAACCGCAGAAAGTGTTTCAAAAGGCGGTCAGGGCAGTGTTGTTGAATATGGCTACACCCCGTATCTGTTAGGCAAGTTTTGGGATTTGGTGGGAGAAGCCCCGGAACACCGCGGTTATCCCGTATGTGAAACCCGCAAAATTGGCAGCTTGTCCGGCTATATCATGTGTTCCGACAGCGATTTTTCCGCCCCTGCAACGTCTCTGGAAATTAGCGCAATTCGGGAACATCTTAATAATGGCTTTTATTTTGAATAAAGGAGTTGATGATAAATGGCAAGCTATCCACAATGTATCACGGATGAGAGCACAATCACAGTGACCGCAGCATATCCGTATTATTCGGACGGGTCGCACCATGGCGGCATTGATACCAAACACCCAACTGATTTTTTATCATTTGCCCCACAGTCTGGTACAATTGTCACGGCGCACACTTGGCAAGGCGGCAAAACCGGCAATGATAGTTGGGGTAACTATATCGTAGTAGATATGGGCAACAACCGTTATTGGCTGGCTGCGCATTTTAAGGCGCAGACGCATACAGTCGGAGAGGTGCTTAAAGCTGGTGACTTAATCGGCGTACAGGGTCAGACTGGCAATGCAACCGGCATTCACACCCATTGGGAATATTGGGTGGGCGGTCGCTCTACTCGATACCGTCAAGACCCTTCCCGGATTTTGGGCATCCCTAACGCGGTTGGGAAATATGATGTGACTTGGAGCGCAGAAAATCCGCCCGGCCCCGGCCCGGAGCCGCCCACGCCGGGTAAAAAAGCAATCCCGGTATGGCTATTGCTCAAAATGGCAAGGGGGTACAAATAATGCAAGCCGCGCCTTATATGTATGATTATATCAATGCAGAGGTAAGCCAGCACAGCCCCAGTACAGTACACACTAAAAACACAGAGCTGCAACGCTTTTTTGCCCGCTACCTGCTGCAAAAGGCAATGTCTGTATTTAAGTGGGACTTGCCCGAAACGTGGGACAGGGACTACTTTTTGTATGTGCTGTATGGCATCGGCTATATTGCGGTACTCAATACCGACAAGTACGGAGTTATCCCGCAGCAGTGCGGGCTTGACGGGTACAATATCTTCTACCAGCCAAAACGCGCACTTGTCACAAATCCTTTGCTTAAGGGTTTGCGCAGTTTGGATATTGGCACGCAGTGCACGCTTATCAAGTTGCAACCTGATTATGGCAGTGTAATGGATTTGGTTGGATTTTACGCTGATATGATGGCATTGACCGCAGAGACCGCAGGAGTCAACCTTGTCAATAGTCGTTTGTCGTATGTATTTTTTGGCAAGAACAAAAATACAGCCGAGAGTCAAAAGAAGCTGTTTGACCGTGTGGCAAGCGGCGAGCCCGCAACATTTGTTGATACTGCGCTTTATGATGTTCAGAGCGGCAACCCCTCTTGGATACCGTTTCAGCAGAATGTTGGTCAAAACTATATTGCCGGTGATGCATTGGCAGACCTTCGCAAATGGGAAATGATGTTTGATACTGATGTTGGTATTCCCAACGCAAACACGGATAAAAAAGAACGTCTTATCAGCGATGAAGTAAACGCAAACAACGTGGAAGTAACCAGCAAAGCAGACTTGTGGCTTGACCAACTGCAAAAGAGTTTTGCGCAAACTAGCAAAATGTTTGGCATTAAACTCGGTGTTGAATGGAGAAACAAACCACAAGTAAGCGCAGGAAGTGAGGGCGGAAAAGATGAGTAGAGCGACCTTGTCACTGTTAGGGCTGTACCAGTATGACAACACAATTTTTGATGAGCTTGTGTTGCCGGATGGCATGGATAAACAGCTATACATTAACAACCTGCTGATGGAGACCGCAGAACTTGAGGTGCTATTTTCAAACCCCGCAACTATGCGCTCTGTCATTGGCATTTGGTCAAGCGCACATCTGGACAGTTGGTCAAAAATGTGGAATACAACCAAACTAGAATACAACCCCATTGAAAACTATGACCGGCAAGAGGACTGGACAGACAACAACAAAACTAACAGCAAGGTGCAAAGCACTGATAAGGGTATTGGCAAAAATCACAGTACCGATATTAGCAAGGCAGCAGGATTTGACAGCGGAAACCTTGTTACTAGTGGACAAAATGACAACGACAGCACTAACGAGAGTACACAGACGGGTAATAGTGAGGGGAACAGCAATGAAGAGTTAAAACACACAGGGCGCGTACATGGCAATATCGGCGTGACCACATCCCAGCAGATGATTGAAGAAGAACGCAGGGTTGCCGATTGGAACATGTACGAGTATCTGATTGATAAGTTCAAACAGCAATTTTTGCTGCTTGTATATTAAGGGGGTTTTTGCATGTTTAATACAAGATTGCCTTATACCGATTTCCACAATCTCAATCTAGACTGGATTTTGGAGACGATCAAAAAGCAGAATGGAGCTATTGCGGATTTTATCAGTCTCAATAGCATTACTTACGCAAATCCGCTGCAATGGGATATTACCCGGCAGTATCCCAAAAATCAGGTTGTGCTTGATACCAACGGGGACGGCTATTTGAGCGTGCAGCCGGTGCCTGTAGGCGTTGAGATTGACAACGAAAACTACTGGACAAAGATTGGTAATTTTTCCGAATTGTGGGCAAGTGTTAAACTTGCTATAACGCCCGTTGATGAAAAATTGAAAACTACTGCAAGCGCCAACCGTAACATTAACGACCTTGTTTGGCTTGATAATGATTTATATGTAATTCTCAAGCCTATGGATGCCGGTACACGTTACATTGAGGGTAACAACTGCGCTAAAACTAGCATTGCCGAACGTTTACACTATATTCTTTCGTTGAAAGTTGCCAAATACAATGCAGATGATACTTCAATTTCTTTCGGTTTTTTCAATCCTAATAATGGCACCGTGGTAACTGGAGGTGATATTCACATTTATGATGCACCCGTGGAAACTATTAAAATTGTTGGCAAATAAGGATAGGTGATATTATGCCAAGTAATTATGTATCTAAGTTTAACCTTAATGACCAAGAAGTGATTATAAAAGATAGTGAAGCGCGTACAGCTGCTACCACGGCAAGCGCTAATGCTACTAATGCTCTTAACAAAGTCACTGAATTGGAAAAGCTATCACGTGTGGAAGTTGCATATACAGCGGATACTGAAACAATTAGTATTACTGCTGGAAACCATAATGTTAATTAAAGGAGAAAAAACATGGCTGAAACTACTAATTTTGTAACGCAAATCAATATTGATGGCACTATCTGTGAAATTAAAGACTCTGTAGCACGTACTGATGCAGCTAGTGCTAAGTCTACAGCTAACACTGCTAAGTCTACTGCTGATGCTGCTAAGTCTACTGCTGATACTGCTAAGTCTACTGCTGATACTGCATCCACTAATGCTACTAATGCTGTTAATAAAGCTAACAGTGCTACCACTACTGCCAACACTGCTAAGTCTACTGCCGATGCTGCTGCAAAAGATGCAAGTGCTGCTAAAACTACTGCTAATGCTGCATCTACTAATGCGACTACCGCGCTTAATAAAGCCACGGAACTTGAAAAACTTCCGCGCGTTACTGTCACATATAGCGCTGCTGATACCACTATTAAAATTGATACCACTAATACACACGCAACAGCGTGATATACAGAAAGGGTGACTTAAATTGGCGAATCCTATTGTTGATAAATTTAAAATTGATAATACAACTTATGATGTGCAAGACACCAAAGCACGTGATGATGTAGCTAAGAAGATTGACAAGAGCACCACCGGAGACCTTGCGCAGACGGTCAGCGGAGATTTTACTATCAGGGCGAATAAATTTGCTGTAAAGTCTACCAAGGGTTTTTATAACGCGCTGGTAGTGCAAAACGACCCTAACACCCCCGTTACCATTGGCAGCCAAGGCGGTACGTTTTTAGACGGGCCTGTCAAAACTAGCATGATTATTCAGCAGTACAACGATAATTTTGACTGGTGGCCCCTTACGGATTCTCGCGGTAACGACCACAAAGTTGCGCTTATCCGTCCTGATGCTGATTTCGATACTATCCCCAGCTCTCCCGTAGACATCCGTACTTTACAGAACCTTAAAATGGACGGCAACGATGATATTACCGCAACCCTTAACACATACACCAAACAATTCCCTCTGTTTATCCCGGTCGGCATCTACAAAATTAGCGCACCGGTGCAGCTTAAGCATAGCTTGTATGGTGCAAGCGCGTCTCGTGACCCTGCACGCGGCAGCAGTGACACGATTTTGCAGTATACCGGCAATCCGACAGCGTTTGGCAGCCTTGGCGTTTTGACTGTATCCGGCAATGATGTAGACGGCAATGTTGTCATTGCAAATTTGGATATTATTTGCAATGGCATGATTGGCGGCATCGTGTTTACGACAAATGTATACACCGATAATTATATTTACAATGTAAGTATTAGCGGTGTAAAATCCTATGGCGTGTATTTGCAACCTAATACCAGCACGTTAAACCGCTACTGCTATATGGATAACATTTCGGTATGGGGATTCAGTGACGTTCACCCCGCAGAGCGTGTGACCGGTAACACGGCTTTCTACTGGGGCGACCGCGCGCCCGATTGCATTTGCAATAACCTGCTTGCAATGGTATGCCAGACCGGATTTGACTGTCGGACTAACGTGATTGGCTGCAACTGGATTACTTACAACGGTATCCCGTCCGGCGGAGCCGGCGGAGCTGACGCAAATGCATGGTGGGAAAACACAAACGGCCTTAAAGTCACTAACAACGATGTACATATCACTAACCTGTATCTTGATACTTGCCGCCATGGCATTGTATTTGATGGGCCGGGCAAGGCTGCCGCATACATTAACAACCTGATTTACACGGTTAATGACAGCACGGCAACCACCGGAGAGGGCAATGCAGCACTTGCGCTGATTGGCACAAGCCCCAGCCCGCAGTTGACGGTTGACGGCGGTGTAATTAACCGCAGCGCCAAAGTATCTACCACGGTACAAACCATTGGGCAATACCCTGTTACTGCCATGGTGTGCAAGATTAACAACGCGTACATCTACACTAAGCGCGAGTATATTTTTAGCGGTAACAACCAGTATATTTGCAAGGCGGGCGAGCATCGGTGTATTGACTTTGCAATCACAGACCAAACCCAGTACACCGTTGCGGGGCAGTCGGAGACCGGAGACCCTTACCAGTATAAGGCATTTGCGTATATCCCTGTGCCGTCCAACAATAACACTACACAGGGCAGCATCCGCCTGTGTGATAAGGACAACATGGATTATACAATCTTTGTGACTAAAAACCAGACGAGTAATGCACTTGACATTAGCGCATTTGACAATCGCGCACTTAATCAGTCTATTTTTAATGCATCCGCAGGTACAAGCAAGACAGTTACTTGGGATATTATCGATAACGCAGATAAGTTATACTATGCCGTGGATACTAACACAATTATCCTTTACTGCAAGCGACACGCTTCTACTACTTATACTGTGCATCTTTCCGGTTTTCAGCCCGGCAACTCTCCGGTGATGCTTGACCGCATCCGAAATATGGACGGCACGCCAATGGACTTCCCGCGCTGGGACAATCACAACGGCATGACTGCAATCAAAGTTTTGCGGCCTAATATCTCTTAAAAGCAACAGCCCCTGCCAATACGGCAGGGGCTGTTTTTTATGATTTTCGGCTTGAGATTTTTGCGCCCTCTCGGAAATACTTATCTAGTAATACTTCGCAAATTGGCGACTCAAATAAAACAATATCGGTATAATAGTACGTAAGGCGAAACCATGCAAAATGCGCATTAAACATCTGTATGCCGCGTTCTGTGCTTTCATATACCGGGCAATTTCCAGATTTGTGAGTTGTGACATAATATTTTTCTTTAGATTTATGCTTATATATTTCGAGTTCGCCCATAACACATATGGGTTTATACTCAATAATGTTTTGCGGCTTTATCTGGCTGTATTCCTGCCTAAAATCGTTATTGAGCGCCATAGCACTATATAACTTGTCTTTAGTAAGCCGGTACAATGCGGTATTGGCTTTTTGCACCGAGATTGGAGAGTGTTGCAGCATCACAAGAGTAATACCGCGCTCTGTGTCTTGCCACATTTCAGTTTTAGTATCAATCATTTTTTGAGCACGCGAAACAAGCCCCATATCCAAAAACAGCGGATTTGCAATATCGTTTGCATTGGCAAGACACAGCATTTTAAGGGGCGGTTCGCCTTTCAATTCTCTGTTACGATTAATAGTTTCGTAAGCATTGTAAAATGCCGCAGCTTCGTTTTTAAGCGGTCTTTCGTGTTTTTCAGGGATAAACTCGTCATATATACAAATTTTACAATCCTCTGCACTAAAACCGCGCATGTTAGATATTGTAGATAATGCGCAGGTGTAACCATACGGCAGGCCGCCGGTGTATTTTCCCTCTTCATCGACATCATAAAATGCGCTACTACCCTTGGATATCGGAAAAGGTTTGATGTTCAAACCCATATCTTCACAGACCGGCTTGATGGGGCTGAACTCCGGTTTATTAACAAGGTCAATCGCGGTTTGCGTTCGGCGCATTAGCATAAATGTAATGCGATGCTCAAGCACATATTTTAATGCGCCATATGTTTTACCGGTGCCGCGTCCGCCTACAATCATAATATAAGGCGTTGGTAAGCCCATAATATAATCCATGTTCAGGTATCCGCTTTCTAGGTATAGTTTGTTCTTTTTCATCTTTTACTCGCTTTCGTATATTTCAAAAGGGCGGCGGTTTTCAAGCCGCCGCCCTTTTGTTGGGAGAGAGGAATTATGTCAAGAATGGAAATGGTTAGTTCATCTTGCAGCCAATGTAATGTCTGCCGTTTTTGCTTTCGCCACCGATGACTTCAATGTCAATAGTGGCAAGTTCTGCGCCGTACTGGTTGGCAACATCAACGATAGCATCAAAGTCGCGTTTGAACGTACTGGAAATGGTGCTGAACGTGTCGCCTTCGCTGGTAAGCACCGCAAGCACTTCCTGCTCATCGCCCTTGGCGTTGACATCTTCATACAGGGCATAAGCTTCAATATTGAAAGTCGCGCCCTCAAGCGTTTTCATCGGGCGGGAATCGGGGTTGCGGGTCAGGCTATAAGCCTGCTTCATGGTCAGGTTTTCGGGGAAGCTCTTAATGATTTTCATAATTGTTTACTCCTTTTCGTGTGTTTGTGTTTTGTAGCTTTCTGCTACAATTATATGATACTGCTTTCTTTACCTAATGTCAATACCCATTTTCAAAATATTCTTCAATCCTGCCAATGCCTTTCCGGGTGTAGTCGCAGCGCAAAAGCAAGTCCATGTATTCCGAGGTAATTCCAAGCTTGTATGTGCTTTCTCGGATAACGACATTTGATGTAATTGCCATTGTATGACCGTCTATTGTAATGCTGTCTATCTCTGGACTATCGTTATATACGGATTCTGTGCCACCCGCGTCCCGGAAAACAAAACCCGGCTTAAATGCATCAATGCCGCCGTGGCGTTCCAACTCTTTTGCACCCTCTTTTTTGTTTACACCGGCGATTGTGCAGCACAATGGGCTTTCTGGTGTCTCGCGGTAACAATATTTTTTCGCGCCCAGTGTTGCAAATTCGCACATATCATGCTCTGGTTCAAATACACCCATATAATGCATTTTGCCGGATGGGTCAGCAGCATAGGCCCCGGATGCTTTACTATCTTTGATTCTGGCTTTATTGTACTTCGTCCAGTCAATGTCGCCTAAATACTTGACAGAATCAGTATCACAATAAACAAAGCCATCTCCCGCAAGCTCTATGCCCTCTTCAAGACGATAGCGCGCATTGGCAGTAACCCAAACGCCCCACTGATAGCACAGAAAGGCGTTGCGCAGATTCTGCGACAATATTTTTTCAAGCGGCGTTTTTTCGTCAATTTCAAATTCCTCTTGTGGTGTGTATAATATGGAGCGTTTGCCGGGGTCTTGTGCCATCATGCCATATATACTATTGAGCTTGTTTTTACTTTTCATGTAATACAGCTCTTGACCGGGTACATTCTTCAAACTGGTTTTTGCGCGGTAATAATCTATTGCACATTCGATTAGTTCGCGGGGCAATTTGGCGTAAGTCGATTGCCAACAGTCAAACGCTCTAAAACCGCTAAACTTGTACTCTTTAAGGATGATTGCCAAGTCAACATCTGTCACGGTTGTTTCAAGGTATTTTGCGCTCAATATTCGCCCGTTGTCACGGTCTGGGTCAATAACATTCCGGCTCTTGTCAATCGTTAGGTATGGGCAACCCCAGCAAGGGTTGATTAACTCAACGTCTGTTAATGCGATACGCATTATTAGCGCTTTCCGGTGCTGGTTTAGTTTCCGCTTAAGGCCATCAAGTGTTATTTCGCCAATAGGTTCAAATGCCCGCATTGGGTACAGACAATTACATAGCACATCCGGGTAACTGCTGCTGCGGTCTGCGCTCTGGATTTTGCCGCGCAGCACTTGACCGGTATAATAGCGGTTGGCGTGAGTGTTGCCGCCGCGAAACGCTTCGCGCAACATTGTATATAATTCTGCATTGGGCTGAATTGCGCCGAGACGTTCCATTCCCGCGCGCTTCATCGCGGCACGTGCATCGCGGCGCACATAGCCGGTTGAGGTTAGAGGGATTGTGTAGAGATTGTCGTTGTCGTGGTGTATCTCAATGGTGAGGGCTTCACATAGGCCTAGCACATCATTTACACAATATTCTAGCTCATCATCTGTTAATGGTGTCCATGGATAGCGGGGTTTATTGTAGTCAAATTTTACGCCGGATAGTTTGCCGTGGGCAACGCCCATTTTGTGAGTATATGCATCTAGAGACATATTAGAGTGCAGGTAACTACACCTAAACTCAAAAAAATTATTGTACATTGTGCATTTTAGCACTTTCCGGCAGTCAACAGCAAAAATTTCATCATTTGTAAAATGATAGATACCGCGCAGAAATTGGAACTCATATGACAGATTATGAACATATACACATAGCTGCAAATGATAATCTTCTTGAGATTGTTCTTTCATGCAGGCTTCAAGACTGGCACAAAATGCTTCAAATTCTTCCCATGTTCTGCCAACGACAGTAAGATTTATAGGTTCTGCAAAATGCCATTGCCAAATATACATCACAGCTTGTTCTATCGACTTAATGCGGGTTGTTTCAATGTCAAACGCTGTCACAATATCAAGCAATTTTGTTTTTTTGGTTTTCGTGATTTTCCTGTCCAGTACCGGCAGTGCGGCGAACTTATCAAGCGGGAAGTCAATCACCGAACAAATGACTTGCCCATTCTTCAAGGTCTTTACTTTCAATTTTTACCTTGCCCCCTTTTGTACGAGAATATTTAGCGGGATAGTCACGGGCAGATTGTTCTTTCTTTTTGATAAAATCTGCAAACCATTTTTGCAGTTTTGATGCAGAGATTTTACCTTTTGAAACGCTATTGTAAAGCATTGCAATAATCTCAGAATCTACAATTGTATTTTGCGCAATTGCGCGCATGGCTTCCATAAACTCTACAAAAGATGTAAAATTCTGTTGTGTAATAAAATCATAACCGTTTGCATTAAGCTTGGTTACCATGTCTTTGCGTTCACGCTTAAAACGAGTGATTGATATATCTTGATTCAAAAAGCGCTTTGCTTCTGCAAGAGCGTATACAAGCTGCTGCTTGTTCTTGATTTGCGCAACGGGTGGTAATTTACCATAGTGCTTGACTTCAGAGAGTTCAGCAAATTCAGATTTTTCAAGTCGCTCTTGACGTTTACGCACAATAGAGCGTAGTTTGCTATATTCTTTGCGTAGCTCTGCTTCGGTGTGCTTATTAAGATAATACGGGGTATACTCTAAGTCTTGCCACGCGTATTGCGTGGGTTTACGCTTTGCCATAGTCAATGCTCCTATCTTGCAGCGCAAATGTTAATTTTTTAAGCTTTGAACCATCTGCGTAAATAAACATATGGTCAATAATTGCATCGCGGTATACAACAGGCATAGACCGGAAATAACCAGTCCAGAGTGGAAGTTCACCTTTCGTTGCACTGTACACACTAACCACAATGTCAGGCGATAGTGAATAGCAAGTGCGGTAAAAATCCAAGGGTGTGATATTGCGTTTTTTCATTTTCAAATTCTCCCTTTCTGTGTCAGTGTGACGTATAGCGATAAGTACCCTTATGGTACAATTATAGTATAGCACAGAGCGCCCCTTGGGTAC